GTTTACCTACGATCATGCCTGTTGGCTGAAGAAAGCATCTGATCGCTTGGAGAGATAGCGAGGATGCCTTCAGGCTTCAGGCTGGTGTCGTTGGCATTTTGTCGGCGATATCTATATTTAGAGTGTTCCCAACCAAACCTCGTATTGACTTTTCATCTGTTGTTGAAAAGTTTACAGGTTTGGCGGAGTCCTTCCACCGTGAGGAGTTGGTGGGAGCTCTCCGTGATTTGGGTGCATTCTCTATTTCCTTCAGATCTTCGGTAAAATTTGTTAAATCGGTGACGTCCGGTCCTAATGTGAAAGTTGCGTATCTTGGAATTTTCCATGATGCGCTAGCTTTCTGGCACTACCCCAGTAAGGTTATTCCCCTCCTGTTGCAGTTAGGCCCGGTCTGATCTGTGATTTTCCTGTTTTACTTTGTCATCTTTTCTCCTTTATATGTAGTGTCCTTGATGCTGGGTATGCGGAAATTGGTGATGGGATCCTTATCTGTGGTCTATGATCAGGCTGGAAAAGCCAGGGTCGTCGCTGTGACGAACTGGTGAATCCAGCTATCTCTTAAACCTCTTCATCGGGATCTTTTTCTCTTTCCTCGCGACTCTCGATGAGGATGGGACCTTCGATCAGACGGGGTGTCTGGACCGTTTGATCTCGAAAGTGGGCAGCACCAAGACGCTGTGGTCATATGACCTTTCATCTGCAACTGACCGTTTACCTGTCGCTCTTCAAGAAGATATTTTGAATGAGCTTGGGTATAATGGTAGTGCTTGAAGATGTCTTTTAGATATCGGATGATTTTGGCGTGGTGATCTGATAAGATATTCCGTCGGTCAGCCGATGGGTGCTTATTCGTCTTGGGCGATGCTTGCTCTGTCTCATCATGTTATCGTTAGGGTCGCGGCCCTGAGGGCCGGTATTCCTAACTTCGCTAATTATGCGGTTTTGGGTGATGACATCGTCATTGCTGATGATGATGTTGCCATCCACTACCGTGATATCGTAACCAGTTATTTGGGGGTTTCGATATCGATGCATAAGACTTTGGCATCCTCCAGGTTTTGTGAGTTTGCCAAGAGGTTAGTGGGTGAGGATGTAGATATATCTCCTATAGGGGCTGGTCTGCTTTTGCAGGCCATCCGCTATAGGGGGTATGGCTACATCCTCATTTTGGAGTTGGTCCGCAGGCGGATTATGCAAAATATCCCGATATTATGACAGAGATTAGGTCAGAAACCACATTTCTTGCGTGTCCGTTGACATAGGGTGTTGAGTGTCAACGCTCTGTATACGTATGATGGCTTGCG